CCCTGACCGGATAAGGTATCGGACAATGACATCGTCGCCGTTCTCATAGGCGGTGGCGTTGGACGCCGCGCCCGAGGCGGCCCGGATGGTGAAGTTGTTCGCGTCCACGACTGACTCGACAAGATACGAGCCCGACAGGATGATGCCGCCAACGGACGTTGCGACCACGACGCCAAACGTATCGCCTTCCTCGTATCCGTGGTTGTTGATGGTGACGGTGACGACATCAGACCCGTTGGTCGTGGTGAATTCGGGGGTATGCGAAGCCGTGGAATTGGCGCCCGCAACCGCCCCCGCGTCAATCACATAGGAATCGGCATCGTTGACCGAGACGACCTTGTAGTACCCCCTCAGGACAATACCGACAGTGTCGGGCTCGAACTGCACGGATATCGGGATTTCTATCCAGTCACCAAGCCCGACATTCGATCCCACATCGGTAACGGTTACCTCCGAAGAGCCGTTCGTCGCGACAAAGTCACCATCCGTCAGATCGGCGGTCCGCCGGAGAGGCGTGATGTCCACCAGCGCGCCGCGCACGAAAAGCTGAAGCCGCTCGTTCGTGCCGATCGCAAGGTACTTGTTGAAGTCCAGATCGATGAAGGTATGGAGTGCGCGGCACACCCCGACCACCGGCTCGGCGAACATCTTGGCCCATCCGCCGATCTTTTCGAGAAGCCCGTCTTTCCAGCGAATGAGATTGGAGCGCGACCACCCTCCGGTGTTGAGGGTCTGCGTCTTCTCGGAATTGATGCCGGGCTCGAGGATAAGCTTCTGTTCCGGCATCACGCCCTCGGCGGGGTAGCGATCGGGACCGGCATGTAGGGCGTCCAGCCCTCCGACATGGACTTCTTGCGAGCCTCTTCCACAGCCGCCCCGCCAAGCAAGCTCTTGTACGTCTGCTCCCAGCTAATGGCCAATTGTGGGTCATCACTTTGACTTCCAAAATCGCGCTGATATCCAGCCCCGAACACAAGAGACGCGGCGAGGAACAAATCAGGCAGGTAGGTCGATATGAACGTCGTCGGGTTGCTCTCGGAGAGAGGTTCGGGCCGGAACGTCCCCACCACCTCGAAATTGAACGCACCCCCCGGTGCTGGAGCGACAATGGCGGTCCACTGGTCCAGCATGGCGTAGTATTGGGGAATCTGATCCGCAGACGACGCGGACGCCTGTGGCCATGCGAAGTTCAGGAAATCGACCGTGACGCGCTGGAGGGGGTTGCGAACCCCATCATCGGGAAGCGTCGCGGCCGGCGTGACGACGTTGGCGGAATTGACCACCACCAATTCGCTCGGCAGCGTCACGGACCTGTTCCCGGCCACCAGCGGCACAACGTCGGTCCCGACCGTCTGGAGGAAATCCAGATCGCGGATCATCCGGAGTTCGGCATACTCGATCATCCGGGGGAGGACGGACGCGAACTTCGCATTGCCCGGCGTGATAACGAGGATCGTTTCGACGGCAGAGACGTACTCGGCGTAGTTCATGGCCTATTCGTCCTCACCAACGATCTGCTGCGCCGTCAGTTGCGGAACCGGCCCGATGCTGGTCATCAGCGGGCGCGGGTCGGGAACCGGACGCGGGTCGGGAGGAATGGTGATGGCCCTCAGGTTCTCGTTCGGCACGTCCATGCACTTCGGGCACACCCTGATCTGGAGGTTGACCAGATCGGTGCCCTGGTACTCAAACTGATAGTCGAGCTTGTTGAGGTTGTAGGCGAAGCCGCAACGGTCGCACGCACCCCATGCCTCGGGAGCGTTCCGGTTGACGCGGGCATGCGTTGCCGATCTCATTGGAAATACCCTGACAGGATCGGTCGGATCGATACGGGGACCCGCTCACGGTCCTCCTCCTGCGCTTCTCGCCAGACCTGATCGGCGTACATCGAAAGAGGTTCGGCCTTACCCGGCGCCCATTTCATCGCCAGATGCGCGGCGAGCAGCGCCGTGGTGACCTCAAGATAGCGGTAGGGGATATCCGCTGTTTCGCCGGCCTGAGGGTTGCCGGTGTTGAGCCGCTTCATGCGGTGGTAGCGGATCTCATACGGCCCGTTGGAATCCGGCGTCAGCCAGAGCGTCATCCTTGGAGGAAGGACTCGGTCGACCCAAAACGTCGACGGCACACCCCGAGACTGCTTGTTGGGCTGGTAGGCGTAGTCCGTCCGGCTGATCGGACCGAGTGCTCTGTCCATGAAGCCGCCCGGGGACGCCTGCTGTCCGGCGATCTGCGTATTGCCACCGTTCTCGAAAGCGGTTCCATTCGACGACGCGGGATAAGACACCTCGATCGTGAAGGCGCCGGGGTTCAGAACCGTCGAGACGGTGTAATCCCCGAGCAGTTGAACGCCCCCCACGGTGGTCTGGACCTGCACGGCGAAGGTTTGCCCCGCCAGCAGCCCGTGATTGGGCAACGTGACCAGGATCGTCGTGTCCTGCGCCACTGCGGAGAAGAACGGCACGGCGCCCCCGCTGTCGGTCGATGCCGCCGGGGATGCGGCAGTGAATGTGAAGGTGTTGCTGTCGAGTACAGACAGAACCTGATAGTAGCCTTGCAACAGGAGCCCATCGACCGCGACGGGCACAACGATCTGGAACCAGTCCCCGACAGACAGGCCGTGCGCGGTCTGCGTGGCTGTGACGGTGGAACTGCCGATCTGTGTCGAGAACGCCGGCGCCACGTCCACTGCGGGACCGAGATTGTACGTCCTGAGGTAGACATCCAGTACGTTGATCGTGTCGGCGGGGAGGATATAGGTCGCCACCCCGCCGATCAAAGGGATGGTCTGCTGGTCAACCTGCCAGAGGTTCACCCCGTTGTTCGCGAGCCTGGAATAGACGAAATTCAACGACCGCCGCGCCGAAACGAGGTGATCGACGGTAAGTGCCGCCGGACGAACGTCACAGCGTTCATACGCATCGATCACCAGATCAGCTACGGAAGGGTCGAAAGCCGTCATCTACTTGCTCTGCTCGATGTCCGGATACTTGCGCTTGACCGCAGAGCGGACCTGCCTTTCTCCTTGGGAGACCCGTGCTGAGAGACGCAGGCAAGCGCGTTCCGGGCGTGACTTTCATCGTTGATCGGATACGCACGCCGACTCGGGACAGCGAAGTCCTTTGTCGGCAGATCGTTCCGCTCTTCCGAAGTCAAGCGCCCGCCACGGGCATAACCGCACTTCGAAAGAAGCCGGTCAGCCCGCGCGGATTCCTGTTTGACGCGGTTCGCCCATTTGGGCTTGCGCTCTGTCACTTCTTCGGACCCTTGGTCGAACGGGCCTCGGACCACGGCGACTTGCCCTTGCCGGAGAAGGGTGCGCCCTTGACCGCGCCCCCCTTCTTGAAGCCGGCGCCGGCATTGCCCCGCGTGGCGCCAGGGGCACCCATCGGAGGCAGCCCACCGGCAGGCGTGCGACCGCCCATTGCAGGGCCACCCGGCATCACCGCAGGCTCACCCCCAATGCCACCGGCCGGCTCACGGCCTCCAACGGCGCCGCGGCGCCCCATCCGGGGCGGCGGCCCTGCCGGAGCGCGACCACTGGCCATCCCGCCACCACCCGGCATGACGCCGGATCTGGCCACCCCGCCGCCGCGACCCGGAGGAGGGCCACCAGCAGGCGTGCGGCCGCTAGTGGCACCCCCACCGCCGGGCATCACCGCAGACCCGACCGTGCCGCCGGGTGCGGGCTCTGGCGGCATCACAGCGGCGCCCAGCCGCCCACCCGCCATCCGGCGCGGCGTCTTGTCGAGACGAGCCTTGGAATCGTCGCCCTCGACCGCCATTTCCTTGACGCGACCACCGCGCTTGAAGGCGTCCTTCTTGGATTTCGCTTCGGCCTCGACCGTCGCGACGATGTTGCGGCCCTTGCGGCCGGACTTCTTGCCCTTCATGGCGATCTCCTTGTGATCGAGGGGCTGAGCGCTCCAATCGAACCCGAGCCGCTGAACGCCCGAAGGCGGCTACAGGGAAATCCCACTGGCCGGGATGCAGAACACCGATGCGCCCGTGAGAGCGCCGGGCCGCTTGCGAATATTGACCGCCGCAAGAGCGTCCTTGTCGAAGCCACCAGTCGAGAGGTTCGGAAAGATCATCCCCAGCGTATCGATCGCGTCCTTCGTCCCGAAGTTCCTGACGTGCCCCCTCTGTCCGAACCGCCGACGCCGATCGTCGGGATGGGCCGTCATGTCCTCGGAATATCGCCCCGCATTAAACGGAACCGAAAACAGGTGGTAGCCATCCGGCTTCAGTGCGCGATGCAGGCGGATCAGAACCGCAGCCCAGTTGCACCGGACGTGCTCCAGGACGTGGTTGTGGATGACGAAGTCGTACGCCCCGATTTCCAGCCGGTCGCGGCAGAGGTTGAAGCGCATGGTCGGGACGTGGGGATATGCTTCCGGGGCGATGTCGTAAGCCTCATACCCATCGCCGCAGATGGTCAGAAGCCGCTCCGCAAGCCCCCTGTCAGGGGCGAAATGCGCGACCCTCGCGCCGGGCTTGACCCCGATCCTTTCCAGATGCAACCAGCACCAACGACCACGCTCAAGCGAACCGCACTCGGTGCATTTCGAGCCGGGCGTTCGGGGGCTGTCACCGAACTCGCTAGAGCCGCACAGATTGCAGGCGCTCATCCGCCCTTGATGCCTGCCTGAAGCACAGTCATCGTGGCGGTTCCGTCGCCGGAATTCACGGTCAGCCGAACGGCCATCACCGGGTTCGTGTAGACCGCCTGCTGAGCGGTCGTGGCGCCCACCAGATTGTTGAAGGTGGACGGCAGAACGACAGGGGCCGGAACGGCGTCGTTGAACGCCATATGCCTGTAATCCTGCGTCCCCAGAACGTCGCTGTAGGTCTGCTGGACGGTGTAGTTCACCGTCCCGCTGACCTGCACGTCCACGGTGAAGTTGACCGGGTCATTGTGGTTGTTGATGACGACCCACGGGGTAGAGCCCTCGCCGGTCTGCGATCGAATGACAGGCTGCGCCATGGCGCCCTCACAGGTTCCAATTGATCTGATCGGGCTTCGGCCGCCCGTAGAAGTACACCACCCGAGCGTTCGGGAGTGTCGTCACGCCGCGCCTACGATGCCTGCGCTTCGGGCGCCTTGCGTGGCGCCAGTGCCGCTTGTACGAGACGAAGGCACCGGGGAAGACCTCTTCAAGGTCGTCCCAGTCCAGCCCCTTGTGGATCGATAGCCAGAGCTGGTCCGAACCAGCCTTCCCGGTCGGCGCGACCGTGTCGGGATCGTCGATTTCACACAGGCGTTCGAAGATGTACGAAAGCGAACCGCCCTCAAACATCACCCATGATGACTGGACCGATGACCCCATTTCGTTGGCAGTGAACTCCCGACGCACGCCGAGGCGCCCGGCATAGTCGAAAATCTCGTCAAGCGAACCGACCGGAATCATGTCCAGATCGCACCACACCACCCGCTCACGCGGGCAAATGTCGGGGCGATACATCTCCACCTTCGGCCAGCAGCCCTTCCAGTTCCGTGTGAACCGGATGGCGTCCCAACCCTCGGGGGCATCCCTGTCGGTCAGGAGCCAGAACCTGAGGTCATGGCGATGCGTGTTCGCCAGGATGCTCTGGCGCAGGCGGACAGGGTAATCGATGCCGTACCGATCACCCCACCAGCCCGAAACGATGTTGATCACGGACCGAAAATGACGTTCGCGGCCTGCACGTAGGTGATGGTGACAAGCGCGTCGCCATCGGCCCCGACTGCATTGTTCGTGATGATGACGGTCTCATCGGCCGGACCGACATCGGCCCAGTTGATCAGGTTCGCGCCCGCATAATCCGACCCGTACTTGCGGGCGCCAGAGGACGTGTCGACAGCTGCGGCGTAGGCGTCCGGGTCGGTGGCGTCACCAATGTCGAACGTCGCCGAAAAGCCGACGAAGCCCTCGTAGACATCCACGAAGATTTCGAGGATCTGGGAATTTGCCGGGATGGTGATTTCTGCGGCGGCGTCAGTGCCCGCGACGCGGACGGCCTGAGCCGCAACGACGGTGCCGGCATTCGCGGGCAGGACGCCGTCAGACCACTGACGACTGCCAACCCTGACCGGCCCCGAAAAGTGGGTCTTGCCCATTGGGAAGCACCTCTATGTGCGAGGATTCGACACGCCGTCTGCGACATACGTCCGCCCGGACGGTCGGCGCGTCTGTGGACTCCGGGGAGTGTGAAGGGGCCGGGGGAGACTCCGGCCCAGATTGGTCAGACGGTCGGGTTCGACCCCCAGAGCGCCCTCGGATCGTTGTACGAGAACGAATAGCGCTCGTACGTGGTCGTCAGGAGGTTCTGGGTTCCCGTCGAGTCGACATACATGTCCGTGTCGAACGACTCCCTGTCGAGGTACAGAAGGCCCTCGATCGTGGTCTTGATGAACCACGCGGTGGGAGAGGTGAGGAAGTCCATGACGAGATAACCCTTCTCGAACTTGGACTTCACGGCGTTGATGTCGTTGTCCGCCGTGCCCGGACGCAGGTCCGTTTCCAGCAGGCGCTTGGCGACGTATTCGAGCTGCGGCGGCACGACGAGCATCGGGCCGCGCGCCATCATGCGAAGGCCCGCCTGATCGCGGAAGTACCGGATCTGGGTCTGCGCATTTTCGAGCGCCGCTTCGTTCATCTCAACGTCGATCGCCGGACGGTTCGCGTACGACCCGCCATCGATCGGATGCGCGGTGTTGCAGAGCGAAACGCCGTCGCCGCCGACCTCCGGATTGTAGACGAAGGCGGTGTTGAGAACGTCGGCACCAAGGATTTCCTTGGTCTGGGCATGGCTGTTCATCAGCGCCTTGGTCGCCCTCGGGAACTCGCTCTTGTAGAGGTTGTCCGCGATGGCTTCGCGCGTGATGGCGTAGCCCAGGGCAATCGCCTGGTGCTTCTGGTTGTAGACGAAGCGGTCACCCGACTCGTTGTCGAAGTGGGTCGCCTGCCCCTCCGCCTTGCGGCGGGCGAGGCCAAAGAAGCGCATCTCCGAAGTCCGCTCGACGGACATCTTCGACGTGCCGGTGTCGAACACCTTGGACCACTGCGTCGGGATCTGGGGATACATTCCCGTAATACCACGCAGGCCGGGGAGGAGTTCGTTCCTGATCTGTGCGAGATTGATAGGCATTTCTCATCCTCCCCCTTACACGCCGAGCAGTTCGTTGTAGTCGGCGGCGTTCAGGACGACATCGATGATGTTGTTCGCCGCAGCCGGGTCATTCGACACGTCGCCATCGCCGAGCCCGACAATGCGGAACGGCAGCGTGGCGGTCGTGTTGATCGTGGCCGGGTCGACCCGCTCCGTCGAATAGCCCGAAATGTTCGGAGCCGTGACGGTGGCAAGGTCGATGTTGGCGCCGATGGCCGACAGACCGATATTCGCGCCGGAGGACCGGACGCGGAACACGACCTTGGTGTCATCCATCACGAAGGCCCGAACGAGATTGTTCGCCGCCGACTGCGCACCGGGCCAGTTCGGCAGGAACTGCCACTGCTGGCGAACGGTGTCGAAGAACTCGCACCCGGCGAAGATGCCGGACACGCGACCGTCGCCGGGGTCGGCGCGCTCGATGTATCCGGAAGTGTCCGACACGACCACGTCACCGCGACCGATCGCGGTATTGTAGGTCGGGTCGATCTGGCGAACGTTCGTCTGGAACGTCACGGCCGCGCCGTCGATTCGACGCACGGCCTGGAAGCCAAACCCCGTGGTAGGATTGGGCATAGGACTCTCCTGTGCTCATGCGGCGGTCCACGGCGGCGGGCTGTGGATCAGCCAAGGTGGAAGCCCTCGCGGCGGGCGCGGGCATGAAAAAACCGCCCGAAGGCGGTGCTCAGTCAGACAGGGACGGAACCGCTATTCGTCATCCGAGATGACGGCCCCACGCTCCCATGTCTGATTGATCTTCGGCGCGAGGGTTCGCATCCCCCGCCCGTAATCTTCCTGATCGAGATGGCGAAGCTGCTCGCTGGTCTGTGCCATTGCGCTTTGCGTCATCTCCTCATAGGCCTCCTCGGTGAGGTAGGCGGGCCGCTCCATCAGCACGAGGCCGCCCCGGACGATCATCTTGCCTTCCGGGTCCTCGGTGTGCTCGGATGGATGCCGATCGGCGGGGACCGGCGTCCAGTGGTTGGCCCGCAGCGCCATCTGATTGCGGCGATCCTCCTGCCCGGCGAAGAATTCCCGCTTCCATTCGTAGGACATCCCGTCCGGGATACCCGCCATGATGGCAAAGCGGTCTTCGGAGACACGCTGGCGCTGGAGTCGCTGGGGAGACCGCTGCGGCGCGCGCTGGGCACGAGCAGCGAGTTCGGCATTGGACGGGCGGCCGGGACCGCGCTTGGTTTCGACTTCGGTCTGCATGGTCATCTGACTGCCCCTCAGTGAATCTTGCCTTCGCGCAACAGGTCGCGCTTGTTCTTCGCGTAGAGCTTGTAGGCTTCCGCCGGGGGCATCTTGTTGAACATGCCCTCCGCGATCTCCTTTTCGGAGGCCGTCAGGGTGACGCGCTCAGCTGCCCTCCGCGTGCCCCCACTTCCTCCGCTTCGGGAGGGCGGGACGGCAGACGCGGCAGCGGATCGCTTCGGTGCCGGCGGCTCGTCGGCATCGTCCACTTCCACGGCTTCACGCATGCCAAGCCGCGTTTCGACGAACTCGAAATACGCATCGGTGTTCGGGGCAATCCCGTCCGCCACGGCGTCGAGGTGAGCGGCCTGCGCCTTGGCCCACTTCCTCGGGTCGGACCTCACGTCGGGATGGTCGCGAAGCCACTGTTCGGTGCGGCTGTTGTCGACACGGGGCGCACGCTGCGCCTGCTCGGCCTGCGTCGCCATCTGCTCCTTGTACGCGGCAAGCTGCGACTTGCGGCCCTCAAGCGCCATCACGGCGCCGTCAGCGCGGTTGAGCTTCGTCTGAAGGTCGGCAGCCTCGGCGTAGTTTCCTGCCTCCCACGCCGCCGCCAGATCCTTGCGATACCGGTCCGCGTCGGACTGTGCCGCAACAAGGGCGTTCGAAATGGCTATTTCGTCGGAGGCGAAACGGGCGTCGACCGCCTCCTTGACCTTCTTTCGGCCCTCCTCCGCCTCGCGTTCGGCCGCCTCGCGACGGCTGCGCTCCTCTGCGGCGGCCTTCTTCTGCGCCTCGATCTCGGCCCTCAGGGCATCCAGATCGGAGTCAGCCACCTTCTTTTCGGAAGACTCCTCCTCCTCAACCTCGATCTCGTCTTCCGGGGCTTCCGGCTCGACATCATCGATTTCGTCGGTCATTTCAGTTCCTCGCGTGGGAAAGGGCCTTTCTCAGACCCTCCAGATGAACTTCGGATATGAAATCCTTGCGCTTTTTCATCAGTGCATCGACTTCGGACAACCGCGCCTCGGCGGCGGACCGGAGATCCTGATCAGCCTCGATCGCGGTGGCGAACAGGCGAACGGTTTCGTCCTTGTCGCGGGTTTTCAGAACGCTGGCGCGGTACCAGTGACCGAGCCATTGATCGAGAGGGGTCACAGCACCGTGTCGGGCCGACCGACGATCGCCTGAATCGAGACATCCTCGACATGTCGGCAGGTATGGTCCCCGACGATGAACGGCCACGCATCGCCGACGCGGTACATCACCCAATCCCCGACGCGGGGCTTGCTGTCGCCCCAGTGGTGCTGTTCGTCATCGACGAACGCCAGCGGACCCAACTTCAACACGATCCCGACCTTGCCCTGATAGATGTCCTCGTCCCGCGTCTTGTCGGGCAGGTACAGGCCCGAAACGGTCTTCTGGGGACGCACATACTGGGCAACGAGCACGCGCGCCCCCAGTGGCTCGATATCCGCGACCAGCGGGGCGAGCTTTTCCATGATCGCGGTCTTCGGGTCCACGTCATGGACCATTGCGACGGCACGCATCGTCATTCAGTAGATCTCCGGTTCTGGATCGGGTTCGCCGTCAGGCCTTGAGGTCGAATTGACCATCCGCGCATACTCAAGCGCGTCTTCCTCGATCGTTTCGAGGGCCTTCAGAAAGCCGGTGGCGGTGAAGTACTTCTCTGGCGTTCCAGCCAGGCCCTTCACGAGCCTTTCGACATGGATGGTGCGGTGCTCTTCGATCCGCCTGGACAGGAAGCGCCAGAGTTCGGTGTCGGGGGACATTACTTCGGGTTGATCATCTTGGACGGGTCGCCCCGCTCCATCTTCGCCTTCTCAAGGCGCCCCTTCCCACCACCAGCACCTGCGGTCATCCTGACGCGACCGCCACGGTTCATCATGCCCGGCATCGGGGGCATTCCCGGCGGCGGACCGCCCATCGGGGGGCCGGGCGGAGGAGGCGGGGGCATCGGCGGACCCGGGGGCGGCGGGGGAGGCATGGGGGGCTCCGGCGGGGCTTCCGGTTCCTGCTTGCCGACAATGACGTTCACCGTCGTGTTGGCGCGGACCTTTCGGCGCCCGGGCTTGTCGAGGCGGGACATCGAATCCTCGCCCTCGACCACACCGCCGTCTGCGAACCGGGCCGGTCCCCACTTTCCAGACGACTTCTTGCCCGACGCGGTGGACAGGGCATTGCCACCCTGCGCGCCACTCACGTTGCCACCGTCGCCATAGCCGAGCTTTTTCATCAGCCTGGACGCGCGGTCCTTCTCTTCCCGTGTGCGATCAGCCATCGGGCTCTCCTTGAATGAATGGCGGCTTCCCCGGAATTCCTGTCAGCAATGACCCCGCCTTGCGGGCCGATCCCGGTCAGGTTCCGGGGCTTGATCCGCTTCCTGCCGCCATGGGCCGAGCGTGAAAGGCCGGGATCGGAAGATCAGACAGGCGGTTCCATGTCCCCGAACGCGGGATATCCAAACGCCTGTTCGTATGTCCTGAAGTTCTCGGAGGCGATGCGCTCCAGATCGGCGCCCACCTTAAGCGCCACGTCAACGCGCTTCGTCTCGTCCTGCATCTCTGCGATGCGCTCCTTGCTCTCGCGGTCCGCAGCCTTGTCCGCCGCAGCCTGAGCGTCTTTCGCCTGTTGCGCCTGCACCTTGATCAGCGCTTCCTGAATCCGCCCCTGTGTCTTCTGTTCCTCGATCGCCTTCTGCGCCTCGATCATCATCACGGTCGGATCGGGCGGCGGCTCGGGAGGCGGCAGCAGTTCGTCGATATTGGGCACCGACAGCGTCTCCAGCACGCGCCTGCGCAGCACGTACTGGTCGAACAGCGGGTCATCCTTGCCAACGGTGTACAGTGCGGTCGCCTTCATCATCCGATGAACCGAGGCGGGCACATTCGGGTCCGCGCTCGGCACCAGATCGAAGTCCGCGAACTCCTCTGCCGTGGACCACTTGCGGTTAGGCTTGTTCCGGCCCCTCCAAAGGCTTTCCGGGTCTTCGGCGAACAGTTCCTTGAGAAGAATGAATTCCTGCTGCTGGGCCTGATAGATCCGCTTGTGGATCGCAGTCATGACCTGCGTCTGCTGCTCGATCTGTGCCAGGATCGTGCCCACCGGAACATTGGTGCGGCCGTCGCCCGTCTCGATCTCAGCGGTTCCAGCCGACGCCTTGACGCGGGCCTCGATCATCTCGATCAGTTGAAGCAGTGCCGCCGATGGCTCCTTGTAGGGCATCGGCATGATGGCCTTGTGGATGTCGTCCACATCGGCCTGAACGTCCACGAATTCTCCCGGCGCCGGCCGGATGCGGTTCGGGTCCATCCGCCCCGCGCCCTTGAGCTTCACGCCGCCGGGGAAATTGGAGAATATCCCCGCGTCAATCGCGATGCGCCATAGTGCCGTCAGGGCGCGGACCGAGTTCCCGAGGATGTGCAGGAAGCCGATGCCGAGAAACCCGAGCGCCGGGATGAACACGTAGGCGACGAACCGCTGCCGGGCCCGGAACCGCTCGTCACCTTCCCTCCAGTTCCGGCGGATTTCAAGGATGCGCTGGCTTTCCTTCTCGATCGTCACGCGATACGGAAGCGCCTTCCCCTCCGGGGCGTCAGGCTCGCGATGCCCATACTTGGACAGGTCTAGCCGCGTGTAGCACTCGTAGATCGTGAACGGGTCGTCTTCCTGCCGGTTGGCAATCGCTGCAATTCCGGTGATGTTCGCCTGCGCCTCGTCCGCTGGCGACGGCGTCGAGGACGGAAACCCGAGGTCGACATCCACCCACGCCCCAGCCAGTTGCATGTCCCGCACCTGATACGGGGACATCAGGGTGCGGTGCGTCACGCGGACCGCGTTCTCAAGGTCCGTCGCGTCCTGAGATACGATCAGATCCGGCAGTTCGACGCATTCAGAAACAGGACGCTCCCTCAGTGGGCAGTGATAGACCTTCTTGAAGATCGTCCCGCCATAGGCGAGCATGAACAGACCGCGATCCGTGTCGGGGTAGTACTCCGAAGCCGTGACCGTGAGGTACTGGTTAAGATCGGCCTCAAGGTCGTCGGCCATCTCGTTGCGCTCAGGCGTTTCCTCGCCATGATTCTGCACCTTGACCGGCCCGTCAGCGGGGAGGATTTCACCCCGTGCGCGAGCTTGGAACGATATGCAGGCGTCCAGCATCGCCGGATTGGAGACACGGGACACCGACCCGCTATCCCCACCAGTCGCCTCCTTTTCGACCTTCATGGCCAGGAGCGAGAGACCGTCATTGTACTGCTGAACGAGCTCGCTACGAGACTCCTCGTCAGCCCGGATGCCCTCCAGCAGGTCGAACGAAATGGACGAAAGCGCCTCATCCGGAAGCACTTCGGCAAGGTTATCGTTGAACGGCCGGTCAAGGAACGGCTCGTCCTCTTCCTCCTCACCGAATTCGATCGTGACGCTGCCGTCCTCCCCATCCTCGATCGAAAGGACAATTTCCCCGTCGTCTATCTCGGTCTCCGCAACGGCGGTCGGGTCTCCAAGGCCAAGACCCAGGAGCGGGGAGAGGGTTTCGGCCATGATCACACGTCGTAAGGGGGCTGCTCAGGACCTGTCGGAGTGGTCCGGCGCCTCATTTCGTCCTGATGCTCCTCGACAAGCTGGAGCATCCCCGAATCCCGCAGGTACTTCACCGCGGCGGTCGCGGTATCGACCAGATCGTCATGCGCGCCCTTCGGGAAGGCCGCCATCTGATCGATCACCATGTCCGCCCACGCCTTGTCAGGGGCGTACACCACGCCAGCCGACCACATGTGCTGCACCGCATAGGCCCGAGCGACCTTGTCGCCCTTGACCTGCGACTGATGGACGGCGAACTCCTCGGCGCGGCAAAGGCGCACGATTTCCTGCGCAACCGAAATGCCGTTCGCCTTTGCCTCGATCCGCACCATGTCGGCCTTCAGCCGTCGCGCGGTGGCGATGACCTTCTCAACGAGCGGGTGGAACTCCAGCCGGGCCTGCCACGCCCCCATCAGCATGGCGCGCGGAACGCCGGTCCTGTCGCGCCACACACCCCATGTGGTGCACGCGGACCAGTCGTTCTC